CGATCGTCAGGCTGCAATAGCTGACAGTGGGGTAAGCAAGGTCGATCGCAAATTCCTTGTAGAAGCCGTAGACGGTGAGGCTCTCGAAGCTCTCCGAGCCGATCCACAGCACGGGCGTTGCCCGAAGCGCGGCAAGGTTCCGGTGTATGTCATCAAGCGCGCTGGTCTCGAGCACCACGCGGGCGGACATCCGCTTGGCAAAGGCGCGCTCGACCACCGAGGTCACCCCGAACTGGTCGGTCTCCTTGCGCGAATAATCGATGATGCCGATGTCGACGCCATGCTCGGTCTCGCCGATGGCGAACTGCCTTCCCACCACCAGCGTGCCGCAGGAGACGATATCGGCGGGATTATCGCGGCTGATGGTAACCGTCAGGACACCAGTCTCGTAAACCGGCACGTCAAGGAACAGCATCATTGACTTGCGGCCGATCGGCTCGAAGAACCATGAGAACCAGTTGTCGATGGCAACGCCGCCAACGTTGAAGCTCGCAACACGACTCCAGACCTGCACGCCGCTGACGGTGAGCGATACGACAACGCTCTCGGCATCGGTGTCGATCAGCGCCAGCGCATCAATCGCGCCGGGCGCGAGAATAACCCGAAGGGAGGAGGCACGCGTCGTTGCGGTTCCGACCCGTGCATCGAACATCGCCCAGCGGTTGGTGGGGCCAAGATCCAGCCACTTGGTGGGATCGCTAGCCGGACTGACCCCGGTCGAGGGTGCCAGGGCTTCGTATTTGCGGTGGGTCGAGGTCAGGATGACCCGGGTGCCGGTGCTATAGGCGGTGGTTGAAGACCAGACGGCGTAGTCGTTCTCCGCGACATAGCTGCTGGTCAGCATCGCATCGGTGATGGTGATCGGGCGGACCAGCTTCATGTTGCGGCCCTCGTCGCGATGGCATCGCCGTCCGGCGTCACCCGCTCGAGAATACGCGCGGTCTTCCCGGTTCCCGCCGCAATGCTGGCTGCCGCTGCCCGTTGCTCGGCGCGCAACTCACTCAGTTCCTGCCTGAGGGCCGAAAGCCCGTCAGCGAGGACCAGCGTGCTGTCATTGGCCGCTGTGCCGGTGCTCGACGACTGGCTCGCGGCAAATTGCTCCCACCATGTGGGCGTGGCCGACGCTGCCGCAGCGCTCGCCGCCTCCCCGCCAAGCCCTGCCATCGCGTTGATGATCGCCACGGTCCGCTCGAGGCTGGCGGCTGTCCTTCCCTGGATGCGAGCGAGATCCTGCGCCGAGCTTGCCGCATCACCTGCGGCAGCAAGCAGGGACTGGCTGAGGCCGGGCAGCGACTTTGCCGCCTCCTGGTCCCCGCCCCGCGCGGCCCGCGTTGCAGCATTGAACTCAGCCAGCGCCTGTGCGTAGCTCTTGGTCCCGCCATCCATGGTTCCCCGGATGCGGGCGACCTCGGCCAGCAGGCCATCCGTAATCCCCTGCCAGGCGGAGCGGAGCTTCTCGGCGGCAGCAGCAGCTTCCTCGGCAGCCTTCTGCTCATCCTGCAACGCCCAGATCTGCTGCTGCAGCGCGCGGTTCGACGCATCGAGCCGGGCAAGGTCGAGCGCTCTGAGGGCTGCGGTGTCGCCCTGGAGATCGAGCAGCTGCCGCTCGAGCGACAGGCGTTCATCGACAATGGCGGCCGCGCTCGCCGCATCCTGCGCGACGCCAACCAGATCAGCAAAGGCAGGCGCCAGCTGGATCAGCGTCACGTAAGCCGCACGGCCTGCTTCGCTGGTCAGATCCTGTGCCTCGACCAGCGCGCGAAAGCCCGCGATGGAGTCGGGCAGCACAAGGTCAAGGCTCGCAAAGACATCCGCCAACTGCGCGGTGCGGGCCGCTGCCTGCTCGGCCTTGGTGTAGAACAGCGCGAAATAGTCGCCGGTGGCGGACGCCATGTCGCTCGCCGAACCGAACAGGTCGAAGAGGTTCATCTTCGCTGCCAAAGTCAGATTCTCGATCGAGGTACCCAGCAGGGAAAGCGAAGCGCTCGTCGCCTCGATGCTCGAAGCCACCCGGATCAGTGTCTCGAAATAACCCTCGCCGACCTTCTGGAACTCCTCAAGGCCTGGAATGGCATAGCGCGCGAGATTGTCGGCGGCAGCGCCAAATACGGCGGAGAGCTTCTCCTGGATCTGCTCGCCGGTGAGGCCCTTTAGATCAATCTTGCCAATATCGACCACGAAGCTGGCAAGACGTGACTGCACTTCGGTGAGCGAGAGACCAAGCGGACCGGCCGCCGCCGAGATCGCGTCATAGAACCCTTGGAAGATAAGGCTGAACTGGCGCTCGAGCTCGGCATCAGCTTCGCTGAAGGTCGTGCGGTACTTGCTGCCCGTGCTGATCCCGAAGAACTTCCTGGTCTTCTTGACGTCGGTAAAATAGCTCGCATCGAAGCCTTGGCCGAGGATGTCGCCGAGCGATTGCGCACCGCCATAGATCCCCTGGCCGATGATCTTGGTCTTGGTGCCGAACAGCGCCTTCACCACGCTGCCAATGACCTTGCCGAGACCACCCAGCAGCTTGGCGCCGATAAAACCGATGGCAGCACCGATTGGTCCTGCCACCGCCATGCCGATACCGGCCGCGATCAACGATCCGGTCTTGCCACCGACAAATCCCGCGACTGAGGTGAGGAGCTTGTTAGTGGTGCCTAGCAATCCACCAAGGCTGGTTCCGGTGCGGATGCCGGCAGCCGAGGCTTCAGCGCCATTGGTGCGGATGATGAGATTGGTGAGCCCTGCAATATTGGCCTCGATATTCTTGAGCGCCGCCAGCATCGCCGCGGAATAGCGCATGGTCAGCGTGTCGACTTCGCGCAGGCGGTCGATCGCATGGGCGATGCTTTCGGACTTCGCTTGCGCATCGCCGAATACCGTGCCCGTGCCGTCATTGGTTGCGGTCGGCTTTTTCGAACCACCGAAGGCCCCGCTGATCGCAACGCCCAATGAAGCGATAACACCTGCCGTCATCGCGCCTGCAGCGATGTTGAGCGGGAACGGCAGCGAGCGGATCGCGTTCACCACCGCTTCGACCGCCTTGATCCCGGTCGTGATGATCGAGTTGCCCTGTTCGACCCCGGCACGCGCGGTGTCGGAGAGGGCCATGGCGGTATCGCTGGTGACCTTAGCCGCGGTCTGCGCACCGATGAGGCCGATCTTCACCGCCGCATTCTTGATGGCGATGGCAAGCTCAAAGGCGCGGAACACCTTCTCGGCCGCGAGCATCGCCTTGTAGCCGTCCGAGCCCTGCTTGAAGAACCCCTTCGCCGCCGAGGCGAGGTTGCCATAGTGGTTGATCTCGGCCGAGGCTTGGGCTGCGCGTGCATCGGCATATCGGAACGAGGTCTTGCCATATTCGCGCTCGGCATCAGAGACGCGCTTGGCAGCCGCGGCCTGCTCGGAGGCAAAGCGGGTGATCTCGACCGTGATGTCGCCGATCGCGCCCCCGACCGAGCCGAAAGCATCAGCCATGCCGCGGGCGGCTGCTTCTGTTGCCGAGACCATATCCTCGAGGCTTTTGAGATACTGTTCCTGATCCTGCACCGCGAAGCCGTGCTCGATGAGCGCGGTCTTGGCCGCACGGTATCGTTCCCAGGCGGCAGCCCCGCGTTCGAGCACGATCTGCTCTTTCTCGGCTTCGAGATTGGCGAGCGCCTGTGCCTTGGTCGACTTGTCCAGCATCGCGACCTGCAGTTCGAGCTGGGCGACGGTGTTGCGGACGAACTCCTTTTCGGCCTGCGCCTTGGTTGCCTTCTCCCAGGCTTCGCCAGCCTGAAGGATCGCAAGCCGCGCCTCATCGGTCGGCGCCTTAAGCGCTGCCATCGCCACTTCCATGCGTTTGATCTCGATCGGGGTCTTCCCGATCTTGGCGGTCTGGATCTCGAGATTGCGCGCGAAATCCTGCGCCGCCTTGAGCGCCTTTTCAGCCTCAGTGGTCTTGGGGCCCTTGGCGGCCTTGTCGGTTTTGTCGCCCCGGATCTCGTCTGCCTTGGCTGCGAGCCGGGCCTTGGCAGCCGCAATGCTGTTTTCGCGCCACTTCGCCGAGAAGCTGTCCATCATCGCAATGGCATCGCCAAAGGCGCTGCTGAACTCGCCTTTGATCTGGCTCGCCATGCGCGCTGTCGAGCCCGCAAAGCTGTTCTCCATGCGTGGCAGAGCAACGCTCTCGATCCGCGAGATCGAAGAGAGCCCGACCCGGTCGAGTAGCGGGTTCACCCGGTCGACCAGCCAATTGATCGCGGCAATCGCCTTGTTCGCCATGAACTCAACGCCGCTGATCGTGAGGTTTGCAGCCCCAACGGCGGCCTCGCTGACCACACCCGGCAGCGAAGACCAGATAATCCTGATCGCGTTGAACCCGCCGACCCAGCCTGCGTAGATGAAGGCAATGGCGTATTTGCCGACCGTCATCACCGCCTCGAAGGCGGTCACCGCCCAGTCCTTCAGGGTCGAGAACACCGAGCCGAGGTTGAGGCCGTCGGACACCGTCTTCCACAGACCCTTCATGGTGTCGCCGACGGTGATGCCGACCGGGCCGAGCTTCTCCATCTCCTTCTTGGTGAGACCGAGGCTCTGGGCGTATGTGTCGAGTTCACCGGACTGCTTCACGCTCGACTGGAACATCTTGAACGCGCCGAAAGCGAGCGCTGCAGCGGCCGCTGCAGCCAGCAGATAGGGATTGGTGAGAGCAGCAGCAGCCGAGCTTGCCGCGAGCCCCAGCAGCGCCCTTGCCATGCCGCCGATCCCGACACCCGCCTGCATGCCGATCTGTCCGATCTGGCTGCCCTGCTGCATGAACACGGTCAGCGGCTTCTGTCCGGAAAAAAGGCCGACGACCATGTCATTCAGCTGATAGACGAGGTTCTGGACGTGATGCCCGGCAAGCTTGGCAGAGCCGCCCATGCGGGTGACACCGCCGCCGCCAACCGTATTCAGCGCCCTGTCGGCCCGGGCAGCGGAGTCCGCGACATCACCCATCGCGCCGGCCACCGTGCGCTTTATGTCGGCCATCTCCTTCTGGAGACGGGCGACATTGGTGATCATCTCGATTTCCAATGTTCCGGCGCGCATTATGGCAGTCCTCCGACATGCACCCACCGTCGACCGGCGCGGATGTTGGAAATGCAGCTTTGATAGACACCGAAACTCGCCGCCAATTGTCGCTGCGAAACGCCCTGCGATGAGCGGATCTGGAGAACCTGCTGAAGCGTCAGCTTGGCTGCTCCATGCCGCTCACCCCACGCGCGGGTCCCATGCGCAATGGTGTCGCGCATGTTTTGCCGCCGGGTTGCCCAGCGCAGATTGCTGGCCTGATTATTACGCGGATCGCCGTCACAATGGGCCACGTCCATCCCGCCCGGGTCAGCGCCATGAAATGCTTCACACACCAGACGATGGACAAAGACGGTGACTTGGACGCCATCCCTGTGGAGACCGATGCTGGGATACCCACCACGCCTTGCGTGGTAGCTCTGCCGCAACACCTTGCCGCGCAATCGACGCGTCACCTCCAGTCCGTCATTCCTCACATAAATCGAAATGCGATCACGGGACCGCACACGCCCATGGGACGAGACCTCATAAAGATCCTCCCACCCGGTCACCGGAAGCCAATGTTCGAGTTGTTCCGCCATGGGTCTGCTCCTTCGACAGCATCATCGCCCGGAAGGCATTGGTGACCTTCCGGGAGACTTCATCACGGTTGAGACTGGAGGTGGCTGTCCAGGGCGGAGGACAGTCGGGTTCACGGGCGCGAACGGTTTCGGCGACGAACTCGACCGACAGGCGGCGCAGCAGCTTGGCGACCCACGGCGGCAGGTCATGCCCCATGCAGCGCTGCCAGTGCTCGATGGAGCCCCATGTGATGGGAACTGCACCCATTGCGCCGGGGTCAGTTGGTCCGACCTCCATCAGCCAATCGATCACCCATGGGGTGCGGATCGGTGGGAAGTCGGGGGCAAGATCGTCGATTGTCATGCGCTGCAGCCGGGTCCGCGGCTCAGCATCAGTGTCGGGCTTGGCGTGCTTGGTGGAGCGCGGCTTGGGCGCAGTCCCGAGCCAGGCCAGTTGTCGAACGTATAGGCTCAGCTCTGCTCCGAGCTCTTCGTAAAATTTGCCCAGTCATTGATGTGGGTGGCGACTTGCGTGGCGATGAACCCGATCGAGGGGTCGGCATAGGCCTTGCGGAACAGTTCCTGGCCTTCGAGCCCGTCTGCCGGCGGATAGGTAAAATGGTTGAAGCTGATGGTGCAGGCGGCAAGGAACTCGGCCTGTTCAGCGAGCTTTTCCTCGGCCGACTGGTCCATCTTCCCGCGCTTCTTGATCTTGTCCATCAACTGGTTCTGCTGGCGAGCCTGCGCGCGCTGGTAGACCTTCGATCCCGGACCATAGACCGTGATCGAGAGGCGCTTGCCCTTCTCGTCGAACAGGGGGGCATCGTCGCCGCCGACCAGCTCAAGGGTCGAGGTGTCGGTCGCGGCGAGCTTGGTAATGTCGAACATGGGAGGTCTCCTGTGTTGTGAATGTCAGGCACGAACAGGCCTCCCGATCTTGTCGGGAAGCCTGAAGTTCGCGCGGTGATTGAGGGTGCCATTCGCCGTAAAATCTGCGGCGATTGCGGGCCGGTCAGTCGAAGGTCTTCTTTTCGTAGATCATGGTGATCGACTGCCCGTCCCAGACGTAGCAGAGATGCCGCTCCTGCCGGCAGTTGGACAAAAGCCGGGGGCGAAATACGGCCACGCATTCGCCGCCCTCTTGTCGGACACTGGCATAGACGATGCCGCCCGAACCATTTTGCCTGAGCCTGCGCCCCAGTTCCTGCGACATCGCGTAGCTGGCTGGATGATACCAGGCCGGATGACTGGCCAGCAGGCCCCGGATGTCGTGCAGGTCGGCCTCGAGATCGACCGCATAGACCCGCATGTCGAGTTCCTGCGGCGGTTCTTCGGTCGCAGCCAAGAACCGGACGCGATGGTAACGCGTCTCGGCAATCGCAGTCTCGATGGTCAGGCTGGCATAAAATACGCCGTAGCTGCCGTTGGTGAAACGATCGCCTTCGACATTGAGGTGCGTGAAGGCAGCCATGATCGGGGTCGTGCCCGGGCCTGAAATGCGGTCTTCGGGCGGAACGAGCGATATCTCGCCGACTTCGTCGCGCAGGCGATCGTTCGTCATCGCCTCGATCTGGAATACGGCTTCCAGATCGTCAGGATCGGCAACCGCATCGAACAGTCCAACCGGCGGAAACCGGCTGGGGACAATCCGATAGCAGGGGCGCCAGTCGATCCTGGCAATGGGTATTTCGGTCATCCGCGCTGGGCGTCGATATACTGGCGTACCACATAGAGATCAGCGACATTGCCCGAGGTCATGCGGTCGACAGCCGGACGACCGCCGAACACACTCGCCTTGTTCGGCTTGCGCACCCAGTCATTGGCGGTTTTGGGCAGCAGGATCTGCAATCCCTTGTAGATGCCCATGACATAGGAGATGCGCTCGAGCGCATCCTTGGGAATTGCAGCCACCGCCCCGCGCTTCCACGACTGAAAGGTCGAGCGGCTGTCGAGGCCCAGAATGCGCATCTGCTCCTGTTCCTTCAGGCCCCAGGCATCGGCAATCCTGAAGAAGGTCCTGAGGGCGGGTCCGGTCAGATCCTTGCGATCAGGCTGTCTGGCAGTGCTTGCAGCTTGCAATGGAGCGGCTCCTTTCACGCCACTGATATGTTCACTTTATCCTCAAAATGTCAATCGAGTTCAGAAAATGCACATCAAGGCGCCAGCACCTCGATGATGCCCACGCCGGCCGAGTTGGTGGTGAGCTCCAGCGCCACGGTGGCAGTCGTGATCTGGTCGACCGAGCCCACATTGACCTTGAAGCTCATGACCTGCGCCTGGAAGTAGTATTTGTCGCCGTTCTGCGTGGTGACGCAGAAGCTGTGATCAGCGTCTGAACTCGAGGCGGACTTCAGCAGGATCTGGCCGGCATCGTCGCTGTCGAGGCCAAGCTGGATCTGCATCGTGCCCTGATTGAAGCTGCCCTTCTTCTTGACGACGCCGCGGCTGCCGACGGGATTGAAGGTGACGAGGTTGAACTCGCGGCCGAACTCGCCGAGGTCGGAGACTTCGCCGACCACCGTCATGGTGAGCGCGTTGTAGCCGGTGGCATCGAAGGTCGCAGGGGTAGAGGCCGACACCTTCAGAGTGGTGCCGGCGGAAGTCCGAACGGTCATAGTCTAGGTCCTTGTGAAGGTGAGGCTAGCCGTGCCTCGTTGAATGCAACGCGAAAATCCTGGCTTTGCATGTGGATGCCGGTCTCCGCGTCGAGGAAATCAGGCCCGGTGGAATCGGTGTGCACGGTGACCTCTGTGAGCCCATCGATCACGGGCATCTGGTCAGCGGCAGCAGTGCGAATGGCCGCAAGAATGGTCTTGGTTTCGGGATAGGTTCGGGCCAGCACAGTGACCTGGACCCGCTCGGTGACACGGCGCTTGGGGCCCGGTGCGGGGATGTTGCGATCGACACTGCTGACCGACATCAGCGCAATTGCCGGGAGCACTGTGCCTTGCGGCAGGTGGCCAGCCACGATCCGCGCCGCCGGCACAAGCGCTGTCAGCTCGGTGTCGGCCACCAGCAGCGAGCGGACAGCAATGACCCCGTTCATTCGTCATCGACCTCAAGGGCCGGGGCACGAAGATCACCGATCTGAATGCGGTGCGCGATGTAAGCGCCCATTGCATTGACGGCGTCTTCCGCCTTCTGGTCGAGCGCGGGGCGCAGAAACGGCCTGGCAGCGTGCCCGGGGTGCATAACGACGGGCCCGACGAAGTTCTCGCCGATCTTGAGGCTGCCGCGCTTCAGCATTGTGTTGATTGTGCCGATTGAGACGGCCCGCGGGCCATGCCTGGTCTGGCGTACCGGCTTGTCGGCCTCGGAGACCGAGATCAGGTGGGGCGCGACGCCATATTCAATGAACAGGCCGAGATAAGATCCGCTGCCGCGCAGTTTGACGTAGGATGAGAGCTTGGATCCGTCGGTGCGGGTGCCGATCGCGATCGCCTTCTTGAGCTTGCCCGTGCGGACCGGGACATTGGCTTTGGCCTGCTGCTGAATGACCTTGGCCCCGGCTCGAAGACCGCCCCGAATGACGTTGCGCTCGAGGTTTTTGGGCAGTTCGTCGAGTAGGCGCAGCAGCTCGGGGCCGCCCTTGAGCCGTATCGTCATGGCGCGGCTCCTTCACTGGAGAGTTCCTCAACCATGATTTCCATGGCCTCACGCCGGCCGAGCATTGCCGGGCCAGAGATGATCTGATGGACGCGATTATCGATGATGATCCGCATGTCAGCGGAAAGACCGGCGAGATACCGGATGCGGATGCGGACAGGCCGGCGAGCAATCTGGATGCTGTCCGCCAATCGCTCAGCCCGGGATGGGAGGATGTCCTTCACTTCGGCCCAGACGCAGGCGAATTCGGCCCAGGTGACCTGTTCGGTGCCGTATTGCGGGTCGCGCGCCACCACCTTGCGCTCGATCCGGATCCTCCTGTCGAGCTTTGAGGCTAGATCCAGCGGCATTGGAGCTGACCCACCAGCGTATCGAAGGCGAGACAAGTCGCGCCTTCCCGGTTTTCGAAAATTGAGGCCACTTTGACGAGGATGGCAGCCCGGGCGATCTGGAGATCAGGGTCCGTATCGGCAAACCCGGCTGAAAGGGTGATGCGGATCAGGCCGTCATCAGCCAATTGGGGCCATGGCTTGCCTGATGCCGGGCGGATGCGGGTGAATCCATTGCGCCGCCTCGCGACGTAATCGCCCTCGGGCAGAGTTAGCTCCACGCCATTCGCCGCCGTGTAGCGGATCTCGGCCACCGTCACTGGTCGGACCGGCACGGTGATCTCCTGCAGCCAGCACTCCAGCTGCAGTTCTAGCGTCTGCTGGCTGAGCTTGAGCCCGGTCAGCAGTTCCAGTTCGGCCTGGGCGGCATCAAGTTTTGCTCCCAGCAGCAGATCCTCGTCTCGGGCATCAAGACGCAGCTGCTGGCGCGCTTCCTCGAGCGTCACGGCCCGGTCCTGCGGCGGCTCGAGCGTGACGATCTCGGACATTATTCCGCCCGGGTCCGAAGCTTTGCGCCAGCCTTGTTGGCAATCGGCCTGGGTTTAGCCGGTTCGGTAGTTTCCGGTGCTTGGGGTTCGGATACGGGTGCCAGATCCTCCTTGGCAGCCGGAACGCCATCAACTTCGATGGCAAGACCGCGCTCAATAAGGCTTTTGGCCGCAAGATCATCGATTTCGAAGTGCTGGCCAGTGGTAATGTTGTCCGAGCTCACCGCGCTCACGTGGATAGTATCGAGGGCCTGCAACTGCATGGGACTTTCTCCTTGGCATGTTGGAAGGGCTGACCCTGAGGCCAGCCCTTCCCAGTTCATCAGACCTTGGTCGCCGCCGTAGCCGCCGCCGTGAAGTCACCCTTCACGAAAGCCTCGGGACGGTAGACCGCGAGGGCGAGACGCTCTTCGGCGAGCACCGTGACGAGGTTCTTGCGGAAGTTCTGGTCATCCTCGGTCGAGATCTCGACCACCGCGTCCATGCGGTCGAAGATCTGCGCGCCAAGCTGGAAGGCA